TATCAAGCTTATTTAAGTGGAGTTATAACAGATGGTGATAGAGTTGGTGCTTCTGTAGCTGGTGGAGTTGTTACTTACAAATATGCTTCTTTTGATACTTTATCTAATTATGATTTTTCAGGAGCTGCATTCGATAACGTTTTTGGATCTAATACACCTAAATTATCAACTATTGTAAATTATGTAAAAGTTGATGCTTTTGACGATGTAGATTTTAATGATGCTGCTAATATAACAGATCAGACAACTTTCTATTTTAATACATTGACTGATAATATTAACGAATCATTAGAGATTGATCCTTCATTTACTTATCCTGTACCTACATCTTATGTATGGTTAGATAATACTGCTTCTGGACCTTATGGATTAGACGGTTATTTAGGTAAAATCCGAGTTGGACAATATTTAGTTATGAATCATGGAGGTACTGGAGCTGCAACTAAATTAAGCCCTTTAACTGGTAAAACTCGTTTAACTAAAGTTATTGCTGTTTCAGAAATAACTGATATTTCTTCTCCTAATTACAAGAAAATTAAAGTTACTACTAACGATCCAATTTATATCAAAAATACTGGAGGTAGTTTAGAAATTGAAAGATATAAATCTATTGAAAACTTCGTAACTCATTATAATATTCATAAATTGAGTGGTTATTCATTAAGAGCTGAACAGATGCCTAATGGAGAATTATCTCGTCAAAATGAAATATTAGATGTAATGTACGATACTAATATTGCTACAGCTCTTGAAGATAGAGAAGTTATTACTTTCCGTTATATCATAGATTCATTTGAAGGAGGTATTGAACCTGCTTCTAAAATCCGTTTAACGAAACTTGCTAAGGCTCAACAATCTTCTTTAGCAATTTGTAATATGCCATCTGTTAAACAATTCAGAAAATCTGTTAATCCTATATTTAAACCAGAATCTACAGATTCTTTTGAAGCTAGATATATTGCAACTGGAGGTAACTTAGCTAAAAACCCTTCAAATTTATTCTCACTTCCAGGAATCGCTGATGGTGCTAACTACTCTGCATTCTACGGACCTAATTTGAATATTAGAGAAAATGGTACAAACGTTTCTGTTCCACCAGCTGCTCACATTTCAAATTTATTTATTGACAAATATAATTTAGCTCTTCCTTATTCAATCGTTGCTGGTCCTCGTAGAGGTGTAGTAACTGGACAAGGTTTAGTTGGTGTTGAATATGCATTTGATAGAACTGATTTAGATTCAATCGAACCTTTCGGATACAATGCTATCTTAAATAAAAGAGGATTTGGACTAGTGATTAACGCTAACCAAACTGCTCAACAAACTGTTAAATCTGCACTTTCTCAAGTACACGTTAGAGAGTTATTAATTTACATTCAAGATGGTATTGAGGCTATCCTTAAAAATTACCGTTGGGAATTCAATACTGCTCAAAATCGTTTAGAGATTAAAACTTTGGCAGATAATTTCTTAACACAAATTCTTTCAGATGGTGGAGTTTATGATTATCAAAATATCATGGATACATCTAATAACACTCCTGAAATAATTGATTCAAATATCGGTATCCTAGATACTTATATTGAACCAGTAAGAGGAATGGGTATCTTAGTTCATAGAACTACAATCCTTAAAACTGGTACTATCGCTACTGGAAACTTTATTTAATATTTTTAAATTCCTAGGAGAGGAAACTCTTCTAGGAAATTTTTTAAACATTTTTAAAAGAGTTCTTAGATAAATAAATAAAGAAACTTAAAATTAATTTATAAAAATGGCTGGTTTATCGCACTTTTTAAATAGTAAAGCTGCTACAAAATGGTACGAACCTATGTACCAAAACTTGTTTGAAGTTAATATCATTCCACCAAAAACTATATCTGGTGGTGATATATTAATTGAACATGTTAATAAAATTGGAGGACTTACTCAGGATAAAGGTACAGAGGTAGTTGAGCAATCATATAAATGGGCTAAACGTTCATACGCATCTGGTATTCCTACTGCGACTACAGTTGATTTGACTGTGGATTTTTCTCTTAACTTAAATGACGCAAACGAACTTTATGTATATAAAACACTAAGAGATTGGTGGAGACTTGTATGGAATCCATTAACTGGTGAACAAAGTCTTAAAAAAGATTATGTAGGTACTATAATTGTTACTAATTTCAATAGAAAAGGTGATATTTTCTGGCAAAGAACTTTCCATGATTGTGTGCCTAAAGGAGATCTTCCTGAATTTGCACTTGATTATAGTGGAGGTGAAAAAATTGAAATGGCCGGAATTGGATGGCGTGCAGATTGGTGGACAGAGAACATTGTCTAATCATACAAGATTTACATTTAAAAATTATAGAAAGGAACTCAATGAGTTCCTTTTTTTATCAAAAAAGTTAGGTGGACTGCGAATATATATATTAAACTATATTATGTATCATTATATTTACAAAATGACAGATCCTAACACCGGTGAATTTTATATAGGTCGTAGATCTTCTAAAGTTAAACCCGAATTAGATGTTACATATCGTGGTTCTATGTTATCATGGTCTAAAGAAGATAATTTTGATAAATCTATTTTAATTAAAGAAATCTTAATTAAAGATATTGAAACTATTGAAGAATTATGTAAATTAGAGCCTATTATAATAGAATCGGTAATTAATGACCCTTTGAATAAAAATGCACATATTCCTAGTAAGGGATTTTGCACTAAAGGACCTTTATCAGAAGAACATAAAAGGC